ATATAAAAATAAAGAGACTAAAGATTTTGCTAAACATCAAACTATAATTCAATTTGTTAGTTCTGTTGATAACCATTTAAATTATAATAAAACATCTATATAATATATAGATTTTTTTGATAATGTCTAATTATAATAAACCTATAAATTTAATAGGGGGGCAAGTTGACTGTAGTATAATAGACCCTCAAAAATATAAATTTTGCGATAATCCAATAGAAGAACTAAATCAAGATGAGAGAATTGAATGTGACCGTGTGAAAGGTCCATACCGTTATAATATTAATGTTAATGACCCCGAAATGAATAGCTCTAAGTGTAAAAAAAATATTGGTGCTATAACATATCAATGTGCTAAAGAGCGTTTTAATTCCTATTATGATATGAAAAATAGTTCTGATTCAGGTAAAATGCGAGGTAAATTATTTGATGCCAAATATAATAAAAAACCCAGCCTAATTTTGTATCCAGGTGAAGCATGTTCATCTAAATATTTACATGGAGAAGGTGTTAAAACATTTGATATGTGGGGTGTCGACGCATTTCCAGAGCATACTTGTGCTTTATTTGATCAAGATAAACATGTTACAAGTAAATGTTATAATGAACATTATAAAAATGAACTAAAATATGGTCCAGAATTAAATCGATTAACTCAAGAAGAAAATGAACAAAATCTATATAATCAATATTTTAAAGGCAACCCAGAGCATTTAGCTAAAGCACGAACTAAAAACTGGGAAAATTTTCATAAAAATCCTAAGATAAGAAAATTTACACCAAAAACAAACGAGGAATTTTTAGAATACATGATAGACAGAAACGTTTCTGAGGATAGACCTGTAAGAAAAACACGTGTAAAACAGAATTTACGCCGAAAAGCCCCTGCAGAACCTATTTTTTTAACAGATGATACTCAAGATACACTTTCACCAAAGATCGTGGATGATAATATATCTCCTAAACTAACAAATTCTGAAAAAAACAGCCCTATGTCTATCCCAGAAGTAAGACCTATGTCTATCCCAGAAGTAAGCCCTATGATTAATAGGGAACAACAAATAAATCCAGATATAGATATAGAAAAACAGGATAGTATAGATTTATCTATTGAAGATATTTTATCAAGTGAAGATGAAGAAAGTGTTGTTAATAAAATGGATGAAGTATTTGATTTGCCTGAAATAGAAGAAGATGTAAGTGTAGATTTTGATATTATATTTAAACAGCCAAAAGAAATAGATTATGACGCTAATACTTTAGAATATGTAAAGGAAGGTATAATTACCAATTTTGATACTTTTGAAAATCTTATAGTAATTGATGATATTGTAGGGAAAAAACGGATTTATTACTTATATAATGCTGAAAATAATTTTATATATGAAATTCCACTTAATATTGTAGCTTTAATTTCACAATTTAATATTGAAAATAAAATGCAAATTGAAACTTTCCTAAATATTCATAGAAAAGAAATATTTGAAAGATTAAATACTCCCTATTATCCTATAGGTTCATATTTCGGTTCAAATGAGTTTCAATTTTTTGAATAGATTTAATGATAAAAATATATATATAAATAATAATATATATATATGCTTCTATCAAATATTTTTCAACAGAAATTTCCAATATTGTATTTTGATGAAGGCTTTCTTAATGATTTTATACCAGCCATGCTAAATGAAATGAAAAAGACAAAAAATGATACAATTTCTAAAGAAAAGGAAGAGAAAAAATATTATAATAATGTAGTGAGATCTATTTCGGAAGGAAAAAAGATTTTTTTTAATGAGATTAATATATTTGATAACGACATAGAAATACTTGAAAATGGCATAAAAGATGAGATTCAAAAATATTTTCCAGATGGTATGAAAACAAATTTGGACATATCAATTTTAAATTTTGTTGAAGGTAATATTACTGTTCTTACTATATCTGAAGCACCAGGATTGTATCTTAATAAATCAGTTTTACCATTTATTTATAATCAAATTCCATTTCTTCCATTTGATGAACTGAAAATCACACAAGATGATTATTTAAAATATTGTTTTGATAGTGCCCTATTTAAAGAAGAAAGCACTATTGATGAAATAGCCTCCAGATTTACAAATATAAATGAAGGAAGTATTGATGAAGATGGGTTTGATCTATTCTTATTTTGTGCGGAACAATTATTAAATATCAATATTATTGTAGTTAGTAATAAATTTATAGGTTGTGATAATTGTAAAAAATACTTTTTTACAAGTAGTATACCTGAACGAAATATCATTGAAACACGCCCTTGCTATTTTATATATAGATATATTAAGGAAGATAGCACTATTGTATATTATAAAATTGATTTTTTAGATATGGATAGCAAAAGTATTCTAGACGATTATAGTAATTTTTCAATAAAACGTCTAATTCGTAAATATAATGAAAACTATGAACTAAATGAAATTCCTAAAGTTTCAATTGAACCTACAGATAATGACCAAGAATTACCTATTATCCAAATTGAAATTGAACAAAAAGTAATAAAATTATTATTAGGTTCAACATATAATTTATATACATTAGAACATAAATTAGTAGGAAAAATGGATATAATTGATATAAAAACTGAAAATGGTATATGTAATATTCATTGGATTGATAAATATCCGCAAAAACTTTTATTAATATAATATATAATGAATTATTCTATTGGAAAATTAGTGAATGATTTGGAATATATTATTATACCCAATGATAAAATTGAGACAGTATGTCTTTCTGTAGGAATTAGAGTAGGTAGTAATGATGAAAACAATAGAACAAATGGTATAAGCCATCTTTTAGAACACATGTTATTTAAAGGCAATAAGATGTTTAAAAGTAAAATCGATTTATATATAGCATTAGATAATATAGGTGCTGTCTATAATGCGTATACTGATAAAAATATAACTAATTTTTATGCTAAGTGCCATTATAGTAATTTAGAAGCTCTTATTAATATTTTTTCAAGTCTTATATGTGAACCTTATATTGAAGATGACGATTTGACTACTGAAAAAAAGATTGTTATTGAAGAGATAAATAACGCAAAGGAAGAAGCTTTTGATATCATTTATAATCGTTTTTATTCTTTATTATACAAAGATTTACCTATTTCAAAAAAAATAGCAGGAGACCCATCGAATATAAATAAAATATCAAGAGAAGATGTTTTATTACATTTACGACAGTTTTATACAGCAAATAATATGGTAATTTCTATTGCGGGAAAAATAGAAGGTGATGTAGCAAAAATTTTAGATAATAGTAGTTTTGCTAAAGCTCCACAAGGAAATAAACATGTATTTAGGGATATTATACAATTAAATACAAATGTAACATCTATAGATTTAATTCATAGAGGTTTTAAACAAAATTTTCTTGGAATTACATTCCCTACAAAAGGTTTATTTGATAATGATAAATATGCAATTAAATTAATTGATTTGATTTTAAATGGTTCAATGAGTTCTCGTCTATTTTTGGAGTTAAGAGAAAAAAAGGGATTAGTTTATTCTATTATGACGGATGTATCAAATTTTGAAGAAGCAGGCATTTATTATTTAATTACAAGTTTTGAACCTAAAACTGATAAAATTAATCAAGTGTTATCAACACTATTTATAGAATTTAATAAACTTATTAATACAAAGATTTCTGATGTTGAACTTAATCGTTGGAAAAATTATATTAAAAGTGCGTATGTATTAGAATTAGAAAATACATCCGAAATTTGCGATTATTATGGTAGGCAAATGTTATTTTTTAGAAATAATATATTAGAATTTCATCAATTATTAAAGAATTTTGAGCTAGTTACGGTTGATGATATTCAACGAGTAGCACAAGAATTATTAAATTGGAAAAAAATGAAACTTATTTTATTGGGTGATTTTTCCGAAAAATCCAAATTAGGTAAAGAAATTTATGATACTGTTATTAGTTCATTTACATCTGAAACAGGCATGACTGGTGGAGATTTAGACAAAAGTAATTGTATTAGCGAACAACAAAAAAAAACATCTAATAATAGCTCTATTTTACATAGAGACAAAAATATAGGATTAAAAAATTTAGTTCGCTCTTTATAATATTATCATTATATTAAACCTTACATCTCTAATGATATTTTTTATTTATAAGAAAATAATAAATATATTTAATAAATAAAAAATACTTTTATTATTATATAATATAAAAGAATGACTAGAATTAAAAGTCGTAAAAATAATTTAAGACGCAAATTAAGTAAGAAAAATAATAAATTATTGGGGGGGGGGAATGAAAATTTTGAGACATTAATTACTGTAATAACAAATCCAAATAAAGAAAAAGATGGCGATTATGTGATGGACGGAGCATTAGCATTGATAAAGATTGAACCAATTTTACCTAATACGACTATTAATTCCGAGCAAGAAGGAGGTGCTCAAGTATGTTCGGATTTTTATAACAATGCTCTTAAACCTTACGAATTTTATAATTATATAATTACCAATAAATTAACTGGTAATGCTAATAAAATTGCTTTTACTCAAAGTTTGGGTAATCTTTTACAAAATGTTAGCACTGGTCCAAATGGATTAGATATAGATGCTGCAGGTATTGCTCGTAACATAAACGTAGCTATACATACGGATGATCCAACTACAGGAGGCGCATATCTGGGCAGCATATATATAAATTTATATGAACAACATCAAAGTGGTGCCCTTTTAGGCTTACGCAACACTCATTTAACAGCGCACCAATCTCAAGGAGATCCTAATTCTAACCAAGGGGCTCTTCATGTTATTCATAATGTTGGACAAGTTAAAACGATGAGAATAGTTTGGAGAATGTGTGCTTTATCTGCTTGTAATCACCCTCAATCTACAATACAAGCACTTGCAGCAAATCAAGCATATGATATTAATACGGTTCCTCCAGTCTCTGTAGTTCCTCCGATTGCCCCAGTAAATTATATTCCTTATTTTATTAATACTGACATTCGCCAGACTAGAACTTATAATAGAAATACTGGCACTTGGATAATTAATCCAGCTCCATCACAATTTTATCAAGATCTTATAACAAGATTAAGAAATTATTTATTAACTGGTGTTAATATAAATATTCCTCCTTATAATAATCATGATCAACAATTAAGACAAAATGTAAGAGAAGTTTTGGTGAACACTTGTTCGGATGATAATGATGATAAATTAATTCTAAATAAGGCCGCATTTGATGCTTTTCCCAATGGTATTATGAAAAATAATATTGCTAGAAATTATTCCAACAGGAATGATGGCAGTGTTCAAGGAAATAGAACAAAAAGGTCAAAATACCCATACCCAATAAGAAATGACTCTATGAATCCTCCTTACAAAATAAGTGATATGAATCATCCTTTGTCATTAGCATCAGAAAAAGGCCAACCTTTAACGCCTGATATTAGTTCTACACAAATTTAATCGATAAATACTACTTTTATAGTATCTTATCAAAGTTTTTTGTATTAAATAATGCTAGTAAATTTAAATAATTTGTATAATCGTATGTATTACATTTTAATTTTATATGATTTTAATAATCTATAG